TATATTCTTCAAGTAGAATATCTCTTACTCTCTCTCTGTCTAGTGAATCACCATCGCCCCAAGTACATAATGTTGCACTCTCATCACTGCACATTGCAAGATAGTTTTCTGTTGCTCCATAGATGTCAATTTTAGAAAGTGGTTGACCAGTTTCTTGACTCATCATAGGATAGAGTGGGTCATTCTGACCATAGAATGAATCGACATAATCAACGAATTCTGTTAACATATCGTTGAGATCGGTGTTTGTTGTTCCTGAGTTCATAATAATTCTGTTCTATACAATTAGGACACTTTACAGGGCTCATTTTCTAACATAAACTTCTTACCTAATTTCTTTTCTAAAATATATGCTTCATTCTCACGTTTTTGGTCATCAAATAAACCTCTTACTGTTTGATCTACATGAACTAACTCATGTATTAAAGTTGTAACAAAATCAAAATATCCTAAGTTATGATGTATTTCAATTTCAAACTGATTATTATTTTCTAAACACCAACCAAATACATTATCATCTGTAAGATCAGTTGGTATAACTTCGATATCAACTTTTTCTAAGTTAGGATATAAGTTACACATAAACTTATATACTTGATTTGATACTGTTAGTTTATCTACTGAAGTATATAACATTTTACCACTCCATATCTGGTTGTTTACTTTGAGCCTTTTCTACTTTATCATAATGCCTATCAATAGTTCCTTCCAACTCTTCAAAGATAGAATCAACATCACTTTCCAAATCTGGGTCATTTGATTTTCTATCACTTGACATATAATCTTCAAGTGTATAAAGAATGATTGATATTTGAGCCTCTGAAAGTGTCACTTTGTGTGTTGTGTTTAATGCCATGATAATTGTGTTATACTATAGGAACAGTTTAAAGGGCTCATTTGTTATACATCTAGAAAGTTATCATCAGTAAGTGGGTGTACTCCCTGATCTTTACTAAATGCTCTACCATCAAGATAGCCTTGCCTGTAACTTAATTCTTTTTCTCTTGAAAGTTCTCTAAGTTCTGTTACACTTAGTCCAGACTCTTCCAACTCAAGTGCATTATCTGAAAATTCTTGTAATCTTTCAAGTACTTCTTCGGGGAAAAATCCTCTATAATAGGCATTTTCTCCAAATGCAAGTTCATAAACTTCCTTCATAAATTCTGTTGGTGTCATGCTCATTAGTTTGCTCCGTCTAAATCGTTTACAGATTGACCGCCTTTGACATCTTCGACTATCTCATCAAAGTAATCATCAAAGTAACTGTAAGCATCATCAAAAAACTCAAGTGGCGATTGCTTATTAACAAATTCTGTCATATCATCAGTTACATATCGAACTAAGTCTTTTGTACTCATGTTGTCTACCATTCTCTCAACATACAAGTCCTTAAGTTCCTGTAATTGTTCGGGTGTTAGATTTGCTTTTATTTGCTCATTCTTCATATGAGAATAATAATCAAAGTTTGTCATAATAATTCAGTTCTTACTAAAAGTACAATTTAAAGGGCTCACTTGTTTAACCATGGCCATGTAGATTTCAAGTTGGTAGAGTATCTTAAACTCTTATCTAATCTCAACTCTTCATCATCATTGAAATTTGCATCAACAATAGTTTTACTCTTTTTATAAAGATTTGTAATGGCATCTTTACCATACCAATCTTTTTCGATAGGATGGCTACCAGTACATGACCCACCATCTAATGATACGTCATCATCTATGTTAGCGAATAATAAACGTGAGTAATGTTTGATTAATCCTAACTCTCTTCGAGTCAGTTGAATTGTGTAAAGTTCTTGTTCCATACTATAAGGACAATTTAGAGGGCTCAGTTTGCTTTTAATACTTTTTGAAATATCTCTTGACATTTTTGTCTATCGTCTTTATCATACCAGTATTGATACTGTTCGATCAATCGAGAATAAGAACCTCGATTATCATTTTTGAAATACTGCATGAATGTAGAATAGAACATCATAGAATCAATTAGATACTGTCGTTCTGTTTCGTTGAGTTCAATTTTCATAATTCTGTCTCCACTAAATTTGATAACTTTGTTTCAACAAACATTTCATCTGGGTCATCATGTAACCAATTATAGACTCTTGCAAAGTCTTTATCATAATCATAGGAAAGAACCTGACCTTTAACTGTTTTGTCAAGTGATTCGACTATCATACCATTTACAATCATTTTGTATAAAACTCCGCTAATGAATCTGTGTAAGAATCTCTTAATGCTTTTGAGATATTAGGAACTTTGCAACGAAATTCCCAGTATTTTGTCTTAGGGTCATAATCCAGTTTATTGGTTATGTAATCCCCAAATGGGCAAGTGTCTAACCACTCGTTGAATTTTTTAAAGTTGTCTTGTTTCATTTTAATTCTTTTCTATACTATAGGGACAATTTAGAGGGCTCACTTGTACTCTACTATTGACATAAATGTGTGGTCATAAGTATCATCACAAGTATTAACCTCGCAAATATCGTAATGACCGAGTTCATACTTACTTTTTGCTTCCTCTTCTGATTCTGCTCTTATGGTTACGTCACGATAACCAACATATCTTTCTTCGATTACAAATGTTTTCATTTTATCTGAAGTTAAGTGATTTGATTCCTGACTCATTTGCAAGAGCTTCTTCTGCATCAGCAACGAGGTCATCAGTTGATAGTTTGTCAAACTCTGGATAGAATAGATCATCTAAGATTTTCTCAGATAATACTTCTTGCTCATCTGTCATATAAACTCTGTATGACTTAAATGCTTGAAAAACTAGGTCGTATTCTTTTCTGGTCATAATAATTAAATGCTTACACTATAAGGACAATTTAGAGGGCTCACTTTCTATTCTTTGAGATATTAAAGTTGTGATATGAGAATACCTCTCGATCAATAATTTTGAATGTACCAAATTTGTTTTCAAGTACATATCCTTCGTGGTCAACATCATGGCCTGCAATCTCACACCCGATTGAATCCTCAACTAGAATGTAAGTAAACATTTGTAGTTTAATTGTTTCAACTAACTTCCATAATCTGATAACATTAATATCAACATTGTTATCAATCGCAATCGCTTCCTGTATCAGTTCATTAACTTCTACTCCTTCTCGAATACAGGCATTAAGATGTTTCTTGACTCGATTAATGACCTTATTCTCTGTTGGGAACTCACATAATGTTGACATTTGTTTAGCAAAATCACATTGAAGTTTAAGATAGTCATTATCATTATGAATCTCTGCTACTGGTTTAATAAACAATACTGATCTCTTCTTGCTAGTTCTTGGTAAGTATTGTAAGGGAATCGCAACTGCGTCTCTTAAATCTTTTTTAGCATGATATAATGTATGTGGTGCAACAATAATTTTATCTTTTACAATCTCATTAAACTTGTATGTAATTGTATTAGGTCGATAGATATAATCCCCACCAAAGCCAATGAAGTCTCCTTGATAGATGTTACCAGTATGCGGTAGATTATCAAAGCAAGCATGAAGAACCTCTGCAACAAATCCAGTATGGTTCTTATCAATCTCCTTATGAGAATGATTGATCTTGATTAACTTCTTGTTGAATACTGATTTAGTGCCAACAAAAAACTTTTTGTTTGCAGGATTTCTTCCCCATACAATCGCAGGGCTACCATCAATCTTAACTGATATGTTGCCATCTTCTGTAAACCATCTTAGAACTCTAAGATCGCCACTAAGGATAGAATCTTCTGGGTGTTCGATATGTGTGTTTGGCATAATAATAGTCTGTCAATAATAGGTACAATTTAGAGGGCTCATATATTATAGTTCTTCTACACTTTCAATAGTCCACTCCGAAACATACTCATCTTCTACTTCAAATGAGTTGATGTTTGCATGTGCAAGTTCCCTTGCTTTCTCTTCGGTATCTGCTTCAACTAAAACTGTGAAGTAGTTTACTTCTGAACATTCGATTCTAAATTGGTTCATTTTAACTTCTGTATTCATCAATAGAACAATTTAGAGGGCTCAATTCCTAACAACACTAATTGCAGGTTCGCCCTGATTGAATACAGTATCAACAACTGTCTGTACTTTGCGTGATGTGGATATTCCTACCTTATCATATACTGGTACACAAATTAATCCAAATGTTTTACTCTCATCACCCTTACGAATGACTCTACCAATAGTCTGACTAATTCCAATATAATCCATGTTCCTAAGAAACATTGCAGCTTCAAGTCCTTTAACATTGATGCCCTCAGATAATATACTATGGTGCATAACAACAAATCTTTTACTGGAATCTTTACCCCATGTATTCAAAGTATTGAAGAACTCTTCTCGATTAACTTTCTTACCATCAATAACTGCACCAGTTTTAGATGTTATCATCATCCATGAGTAACCACGACAAGATAGGTCATTGATGAAAGAAGTTTGAGATACTAGATTAACAATCTGTTTTGTTGATCTTGCACAAATTAGAATCTTATCTACATCTTGGTCATCAATCGTATCTAATACACAATCGCAATCTTGCTCATGCTTGAATCTACTATCATCAACTAAATCAATCTTCTTAATAACAACTTTAGGTGGTAATATGTAACCTTGCTTGACTAACTTAGGTGCAGGTACATTACAAATAACTCCACCAAAAATATCGGTGTCATTCATACCAACTCTAGACCCAATAGAATGTTTTGGTGTAGCTGTAAAGAAATAACAACGTGAAGCATACATTGAATAATACTCAACTGCTTCAATAAAATTCTTTTGAACTGCGTTGTGTGCTTCATCAAAATATATTGTATCTACATGAATACCACTCTCCTGTATTCTATGAAGTGAATGATATGTAGTGAAAATTATCTGATTATTCGCAACATTTTTTGTTGACCATACAGATATTCTACTTGCTTTAGTAGTTGAATAATAATGTGTCTCTCCACTATGAACATGAGCAACAGCAACACCAACATTATAATTACCATCTAGATTTTGCTCTAGAAACTCTGAGCATAATTGATTTGCAAGTAAGATACGAGGTGCAACAACTACAATAGTATTTGCAACTGGACTTTTGAACTGTCTCTTGACATCTTCAATCATACAGATAGTCTTACCACCGCCAGTAGGCACTATGATTTGTCCTCTATCTGATGCACTCATAGCATCTAAAGCACTTAACTGATGTGGTCTTAATTCAATCATCAAAAAACAATAATATAGTTATATTATACCATAGATTACTCTATCGTGCCATACAGAGGCACTCAGGTACACTATAGGAACAATTTACAGGGCTCAGTTATTAATATGGATTGTAATATGATGCGGGTCTATCTACACCTTTTTTTAAATCTCTCATCAATCTCTTCGCTGCTCTTTTTATTTGAACTTTTTCTCTTCTTGTATTTCCTGATGCCTTTTGTGGTTTATAATTAGGGTCAACTGTCTTTTTCTTTTTAGTTGCCAGTAATTTATCTGCTGATTTCTTTAGTGCTTTAGGTTTTGGTTTAGATGTTGCCTGTGATGGTAACTTAGTAACCTTACCAGCCCTTGCTTGAGCTGCTCTTTTTCTCTCTGCTTTTGCAGCTGCTAATTGTTTCTCTCTTGCTGAACCTCTATCTTGAGTAGGTTGCTGTTGGCGGTCTGATGTTTTACGTTGTGTTCCAATATCTTTTCTTGACTTATAAGTTTTGGCTGGAA